TCACGCCGCGTCAGGTCGGGTGAGACGGCCTTTATCATCACGGGTTAGATTCAGGTGAGACATCGGCTTACGGGTTGAACGTGACATCTCTTTAATCTGCCAGGCAGTGACTTTAGTTCTTAGCCATTTATTGGGGCCACCCATGTAAGCGCAATCGGGCTCAGGAAAAGGGTTCTCGTTTGGGGCTCTTTTCCTGTAGCGTTCGAGCGTACGTGAGGAAATACACAGCTGCCCGCAGATGTCTTTAGTGCTCATCAGCTCAAATTTATTGGTTGCTTTGCTCATCTTCGTTCTCCAAGGGCCCCAACCGGGGCCGTTTGATAATTCTTTATCAGGACGCCTGGCCGGGAAGGGCACGCAAGCGGCGCATGCCGGTCATTGCCGTGGCCACATAGCTCGCCTTGCGGTTCACCACCTCCACCCAGACCTTCACGCCTTCAACCTTCACCGTATACGTCTCTTTCATCTTGCTGCGCCCATAGTCGCCGTATCTTTGCTGGTGGGCAGTCAGTGCGATGTCGCATGCCTGTCGCGCGATAGGAGACTGCTGATTACCGCGGTTAATCAGTTTCATGCTTCACCGCCTTCATTCTTCTCGGCTTCGACCGCCATCCGCTCAAGCCGTCGCGATAGCTCGGCGGCCAGCGTCTGGAATTCTTCTTCGGTCGCCACCGGGATCGGCACAAAGCGAATCCCGATGTGGGCCAGGTGATTGGCAATTTCGATGCTTTTTCTCAAATCAACTGGTGAGGCTCTGTTCATGCCGCACGCTCCAGCTCTGCGAGCCCACCGCGCACTGCATCAATGATGCGTTCGAGGTACTGATAATGGTGGTTCGGCACTGACGGCCATTTTGCGTACCATGGATCATCGCCTAGCAGGTTAAGCAGCTTGTCGCCGACGAGATAATTGCAGCAGCTCGCCTTCACATCTTCAGCATCTTCAGCCTCATCCCACATTGAGCGGGCTTCATTGCCGTCAATTTCCTGCTCACGACGCAGCCGGATAATCTCACCCTTAACGAAAGCGAGGTTGGCATCATTGTCATCATCTATTGTGCTTTGCAGTTGCGGATCGAAATAGCCGATAAGGTACTCATTGCTGACGCGCTTAATGAAGTCCTGAACAGTGTTACCACCCATAGCAAACCAAGCCCCGGTCCACGCCTTACCGAAGCAGGTGATGGTGATGCGACCCTTACCGGGCTCATAGTTTTCAATCATCACCCTGACCGGGTCGAGGCGTTCAACATCTGAAATGGTGAACGCCAGAACATCGCTTTTTTCAACCTTCACGATTCAACTCCGAAGCGGCGATTAAGCCGCCCTGTGTAGACGACGAACTCCAGGAGGCTAACTCCCAGAGCTTCAATTTTCTTGTGATGCTTGTTGATGATGGGTGGCACCGTTTCGTTCCAGTTAGGCTTTGGCTTCTTGCGCATGGCCTGCTGGATTTATTCGGTGCAGCGTCGGCACGCGGCGCGGATGGCGTTGTCTGTTTCTGGCGTCATGCAGCCTCCCGGCGGGCGAGAAGTTTCGCCCCGAAAGCCATCAGCTCGTCCCGGTCCACAGTTGCGAAGTGGCAGTGTGTACGCGGGTACGGTCGCCAGATGATGAGCATCGAACCTTTGTTATTTCCCGATACTGGCTTACCGGTGACCGGGTTGATAAATGCCAGCCGCCCGGCGGTGATGAGACGAACCTCGCTGGCGGTCTGGATAGCCTCTTTGAACCAGCCAACCGAAGTATCTGCCGGTACCAGCATGACCGTGCCGATCTGATTGGCGCTCTCGGCAGCGGCCTTCTTAACGAACGGCGTGATGTCGCTGTATGGCGGGTTCAGCCAGACGTAGCCGGGAATGCTCAGGTAATCAGCCCAGGGCGTCTCCAGTGTGTTCTGCTCGGCGGTGATGAACTTCCGGCACAGCGCGTTATGCGACGCAGCGGCGGCATCCAGCTGGAAGCAAAATTCAGCATCAAGGGAAGCGAAAAGGGCTGGTGGAGTGCGCCAGAGGTCGCGCTGATCCGCTGGCGTGTTGCTGCCGGTGTAATCAGTCATGCCGCCTCCTGCCTTTCCCGATATTCCTCAGCGAGCCGCTGCGCCTTTAATGGATTGCTTACCACTTCACCCCATGGCATTAGCCAGCCGTTACCAATGAAGGGAAGGCACACAGTGCCAACCCTGATGTCGTCGTGAGCGTGAGTCATAGGATGGACTCCATTTCGTCGATGTAGAGGCCCTGAGCAATCAGGCGGCGACGGCGGGCGGCACGTTCAATGCACTCCTGCCGCCTGCCTTCCTGCGACTGCTCTATGGCGCGCCGGGTGAACAGCCGCGATTTACCCTGCGGCGTAATGACCTTTGGCTTCGTTACCAGGTCGAAAGTCCGGTCGCAGATGCCGTCCTCGTTGAGCCATTTTTCCGACTCAACGATCTGCGCTATCTGTCCGGTGCCGCGGGTGATGCCGTTGGCGACACGGTTAAACTCAATGAGCGATACGCCAAACTTCTCAGCGATTTCGCTGCCGGTGACCGGACGCCCACGCGTCTGAATCATCCAGATAACGCGCTCACGGAGGCCAGAGAATTGCCCGGTTCGCCCGGGCCTGCGGTAGAAGGGTGTGCGTTTCATTTCCACTGCTCCCCGAACGTGAAGCCAATCTCCGCCAGCGCCTCGTCCATCTTCTCGATGAACTCCGGCACCATTTCGTTAAAATTGGCCATGTATTGCGGATCCCGCTCAACGACGACGTGGTGAATTCCTTCGCGTTTCATGCGCGGGTCGTAGTTGGCAAAGAACCAGGCGTCTTTTCCGGTTACCCACATGCTGTACTGCACCTGGGCCATGTACGCAGACTTGATGGCTTCGAAACCGCCAAGCCGAAATTTCATGAAGTCGCGAGAGGTGAAAGGGCACTTAAGCTCAAGGCCGAACCCGTTACTGCAAAGGCCGTCAGGGGAGCACGCAGTGCGCATGCTCTCGTCACGGAACAGGATTGGTGACTCCGTGACTTTCACGTCGGTGGTGAACTCGAAGAGGGTACGAGCATCTTCCTCGTACTGCTTACCCCAGGCCAGCGCCTTAGCGTTAACCTCTGGCGCGACGCCGGTGCATACCTCTGCGAGCAGCGTGTGGAAGTAGGACATTTTCATGTCTGTCCATTTGCTGCCAGATCGAGGCTTGGAAATGACGTTGTGCACTTCAGAGGCAGTTATGACGCCGAGGCGCAGCCGGTGCCACGCCTCATCGCCCTGTTGAATAGTGGTTACGTCAATACCGGTCCGGGCAAGGATAATTTCTGGTGTCATGCTGCCGCCTTAGCCCTTTTCTGAAGGAAGCCAAACCCTTTCTGCGCCTCTTCTTCAGTGAGTTCTGACGCCTCAAGAATTTGCCGTTTGAAGATGTCGCTGCACAGTGGAAGGAAGTCTTTCTCCCAGTCTTTATCCAGGGTCGTTAAGAGATCGGTGATCGCCTGAAGCGTTTCTTCACTTGCAGCTGGTGGAAGCGCTTCTGTGGTGTTGCGCGGCGTGACGTCACGGATATCTACGTCCAGTGATTTGCCTTCCATTTCTTCGGCGGTAGGCTGCTGTCCAATCTCAGGCCATGCCTTACGCAACGCCTGGGCTTCCGCGCATTTCGCCAGTTGTCCGTATGGACGCTTTTTCCACATCGCGTTCGGCGCTGTAGTGTCGCGGCCGCCGGTGGCGTAGTTTTCAATCCAGTATTCTTTGGCGCTGAACTCGACGATCTCTCCGCTGGGCATGCGCTTGTAGACGGTGTATTTGCACCACTGAGGGAAGGTGACCTCGACACCAGTAAGTGTCTGAGTTACGTCGGGCCCGAACTCTGGTTCGCGGGCACCGGCATAATCGCCAGAACGGTCTGCCTGAATGCGGTAAAGCCCGATGCCCGGCATGACCACGTCGCGCCAGTCACCTTTACCTGTTTTCGAGTCTTTGACGTACATCGGAACGAGGTGGACAGGTTTGAGCAACGGATCCAGCTGGCGGGCGCGGCAGTAGTCAAGCGCCATCATTACCGATTCGTCTTTGGCGCCAGGATAGATGCTGTTCTTCAGCGCGCTCCAGGTGGAGACGTCGACGCCTATCTCCTGAAGCGATGTCGCTGTGATTGTTAATTCGTTTGCCAT